TGCTTGTCTATATCCGAAACAAGCCTGAACCAGCCTGAACCGGCCAGGATTGACCACAACTTGCCAAGGTTGGAAACGGCTTGGCCTGATACGGTCCAATCGTTTGGTGATGAACTTGGAGCCTTTGCTTTAGAGTTTGCCGGCATTGACCTTTTGCCTTGGCAACGTAGGGTTTTAATTGGTCAACTTATGCATGACGGTAATTGGGACCACCCACAAGGCCCAGCGTTATTAAACCGTGTCAGTTTGTGCAGTGTTGCACGTCAAAACGGTAAGACCACTGCCCTTATGGTGCTTATTGCGTGGTATCTCATAGAGGTACCTAAGTTACGTGGCAAACCAATCACAGTGTTATCTACAGCCCACCGCCTTGACTTGGCGGTTATGTTGTTTGACGAATTAGGCCCAATTTTGGAAAAGAAATACGGCGCCCATTTAGTGCGGTCCTATGGCCGTAACCAAGTGATAATGCCGGACGGTTCCAAATGGTTTGTGCGTGCGGCTAACCCTTCCGTTGGTCACGGTATGCAAAACCTTGCGCTAATTGTGGCGGACGAAATTTGGGACATTTCACGCGAAGCAATAGACGGCGGATTACTACCGGCACAACGCGCCCAACGGTCACCGTTGTTATCTATGTGGTCCACTGCCGGCACGGAAAACAGTTTGGCTATGTTGCGTTGGCGTGAACAAGGGTTACGCATGATTGACGAAAAGAAAACAGGCAATTTCTATTTTGCGGAATGGTCACCACCACCGCACGTTTCACCAATGACCCCCGAAGCATGGGAATATGGAAACCCAGCGTTGGGCTACTTTTTGACACCTGAAACCATATTGGCGGAAAGCCAAAACCCTGACCGCGCCCAATTTTTACGTAGCAGTTGCAACTTATGGGTGGCTAGTGACAAGGGTTGGATTTCCCCTGGGTTGTGGCCTGAATTGGAATATGAAGGCGAAATACCAGCCGGTGGCGTGTGCGTTTTGGAAACCAGTTTGGACGATACACGCTATTTTTGTGTGCGTGGCGTTTCGTTGACGGACCGTAAAACTTTAATAACAGTGGAATTTATGGTGGATACATTTGCCCAAGCGTTAGTAGAAATTGAACGATTAGCCAAAGACCCGTCAATAAAATTTGCGATAACCCCAACCGTTGACGTCCATTGGCCGTTGCATTTAGAACGCCGCCGCATTGTGTGGGGTTACGGCGAATTATTGAAATATACGCCGGTAGCAAAAAACATGATTACCGAAAAATTGTTGCTGCACACCGGTGAACAAATGTTGGCCGAACATTGCCAACGTGCCGTAGCGGTACGCACACAAGGCAGTATGGTTTTATCTAGTCAACGGTCACCAGGGCCAATAGAACTTGCACGTTGTTTGGTTACCGCGGCTTGTCTTGCATCACGCCCACAAGTCACCGGCAAACCAATGGTGGTTAGCGCTGGGCGCTAAAGTGGTCATGGCGTCAACCTAGTTTGTGCCTTTTGTCGGGATACCCACAACTAGGTTGATGCCACCAAAACTTAAACAGAATGTGACACACTAAACCTATGGCACTTTTTAATCGCGTCTCTAAAGCGGCTATTTCTCCGCCCCCTGGAAAAGCGGCCGCCGCATCGGGTGCCATGTTTTCGCCTAGTGAACCTTCCGGCGCTGGAATGGTTGGCCAGTATTGGTCCTATTTCCAAGGATACGACAGACAAAAAGCCGTATCCGTAGCCGCGGTTTCACGTTCAATTGACTTAATGAAAAGCGTTGTTAGCACAACACCACTACGAATGTTTGGTGAAATGTGGGACGAAAAAAGTGGAGACATTGAAGAAATACCGTTGGCACCGCGTAGTTGGTTAAAACAACCGGACCCAACCGTTCCGTACTCATTTATCATGGGGTGGACACTGGACGATTTATTTTTTACTGGCTCTGCGTTTTGGTACATCACCGAAAGAGAAAAAACTACTGGACGGCCAGCGGCCTTCTCGCGTTTGCCTTCCGCAATGGTGACCTTGCAAGATCAGCCAGGAGCCGTCAGGTTCGGTAAATCTAAAGCAATGTATTTTCAAGGCAACTTATTAAACCCCGATGATGTAGTGCAATTTCTTAGCCCAATTCAAGGCATTTTGTTGCAATCACCAAACGTGGTTAACACTGCATTGAAATTGGAAGCCGCAAGGTATCGCAATGCGTCAAGTGCAATTCCTGCCGGCGTATTAAAACAAACGGGGGGTGAACCGTTAAGCGCACAAGAATTATCGGACCTTGCCGCATCATTTAATTCGGCGCGTGCAACAAACCAAACAGCCGCATTAAACCAATATGTGGATTACCAAGAAACAAAAACAGACCCTTCCAAAATGCAATTAATGGAAGCCGCAACATATCAGGTGGGAGAAATCGCACGATTGTGCAACATTCCGCCATACCAACTTGGAATTTCTAGCGGCGGATATCAATATTCAACAGCAAGTCAAGCAAGAATTGACCTATACGTTTTTGGTGTTGCCCCATATATGCGTGCAATGGAAGAAACATTATCTAGTGATCAAGTTTTGCCGCGTGGCACGTTTGTAAAATTTGACATAAATTCGTATCTTGCTGAAACTTTTTTAGGTGATATTGAAGACCCAACCTACGCACAAGAAGAAGAAGAAATAGAAATGCCCGAAACACCGGACATGGCAGAAACAGAAATGGACACAATGGAATGATCAAATTTAATAGCGACATCATCACCGTGGAAGCCGCCGCAAGTGACGGCACACAAACACGCACAATTATGGGCATTGCCGTGCCGTACGGCGTAACAGCCACCGTCAGTGACGGCACCAAGGTTATGTTTGATAAAGGCAGTTTGCCGGTGGAAGGTAAAGCACCACGACTATTTATGAACCATGACAGCACCGCCGCCATTGGCAAAATCACTGCACGAACCGAAGGTGCGGACGGAATGTATTTTGAAGCCAAAATAGCCAAAACAACTATGGGAAATGACGCGTTGGAATTAGCGTTATCAGGCGTTTTGGACAGCGTTAGCGTGGGTGTAAATCCGACTAAATACAAGTTTGACGCTGACGGTGTAATGCATATTCAAGCCGCTGAATGGGTGGAAATCAGCATGGTTGCAGTGCCGGCATTTTCAGGCGCACAAATAACACAGGTTGCGGCCAGCGAAGATGAAACCGTGCAAGAGGGTATCCACCAAAACGATGTAGAAATAAGTAATGTAGAAACAGAAGCCGAACAGGAGAACGAACCCATGAACGAAGCAACACCAGCCCCAGTAGAAGCAACAGTGCCAACAGCACCATTGCCAGCACAAGTCAAAAACAAATTTGAAATGCCAACACCTGGCGAATACATGGCCGCAATGCATATTGGCGGACAAAATTTTGAAAATGTAAACCGTGCTTACAAAGAAGCAATGGCCGCACGCAAAACAGCGTTTGAATTTGCGGCCGGCGATGAAACCACCGGTGATTTGCCCGGCCTCTTGCCTACGCCCGTTTTGGCACCATTGGTACAAAACCTAAACTACATGGCCCCTGTGTTCAATGCATTTGGCGCACGCGCACTTCCTGACGGTAACGGTAAATCTTTTATCCGCCCAACAATTGCACAACACACATTGGCTGGACAACAGTCAACACAGTTGACCGGTGTCACCGCACGCACCATGGAAATTACCGACAACGTGGTGGACCGATTGACTTTTGCAGGGCAAGTTACCTTGTCCCTACAATCAATAGATTTCACTAGCCCACAGGCCCTCAATTTGATTTTGTCCGACCTCGCAGGCCAATACATGTTGGCAATTGACGGTTACGCATCAAGCGAACTTGAAGGCGCATCAACAAATAGTTACCAGTGGAACGACACAACAGACCCAGCGCAATTGCTTGAAGGTATTTACAAGTGTGCATACGATGCATCAAAAGACACATACTTTTATGTTGACACCATGTTTATGTCAACTAAAGCATGGTTCACGGTTGGAAAATTGGTGGACGACCAAAATCGTCCGGTATTCCCAGCCATTGCGGCACCTGGCTTGCTAGGCCAAAACACATTGGGTGCAGGTTCAGCCGCGTCATGGTCCGGACAAAACCCATTGGGTTTGCAATCAATTGTTGGACCACAGTTGGCTGACAGCACAATCATTATTACCAATGCGGCCCGTGCGTTTGAAACGTACCAGGCATTGCGTGGAATTATGACCGTGGAAAGCCCACAGACGCTTGGCCGTGTATTCAGTTACTACGGTTACGCCGCCGCATTCGCCGCCATTCCTGAAATGATCAGGAACATCGCCGTTAATTACTAATCGGTCAAGGCGCAAACGCCATGACCACATACCAAGTAATTGAACGGTACAAGATATCCGACTATGCCGTACTGCAAACACTCACTACCAACGAATTGGTGGTGGGTGGAAGCATTACCGTTGCCGGTGTTGACACCGCGTTTAACGGCACTGTAGAGGTACGCGCATTACCTGAGTACTTGTTTATAGGTGTTAGCCAATACGGTGATTTGCTGTATGACTTAAACGTTCCGGTACTCAACCAGGTTTTATATGCCAAAGCCGGTGACAATGTTAAACGCATTGCATCAAGTGGCACCATTGCATATACCCCTACATGCACATGGATTGCCTGGGACGATATAGCAACTTGGTTGGGTATTTCATCAGCAACGGAAGCAGACGAAGATTTTTTAGTGGCTTGTGCTAGTGCCGCTAATCAATTTTGTTGGCGTAGGCGTCAAGAGGCAGGCTACATAGACAGCCTCACAACAAGCCCAAGTGGAGATTGCACATTAGCGGTACGCATGTATGGCGGCGCGTTATATCGCCAACGTGGTTCAATTGATACGTTTTCTAGTTTTAATGAAATGGCAAGCGCACCAATTCAAGGTTTGTCACCAATGATTATGCAATTGTTGGGAATTAACCGCCCACGGGTTGCCTAATGGTTCCCGTTTACACCGACTTATTTAACGAAGCGTTGGACAACCTCACCGCAACACTTGAAGAAATCACCGGCCTAACCGTGGTCAATGACCCACGCAACATACAGCCACCGTGCATTTTCATTAACGCACCAAGTTTTACAACACCGGCCATGACCAACACATTTGTAAAGATGACTTTTCCCGTACAGGTTCTTACCTTGGGACCATTCAACCTTGACGCACAACGCAACCTATTGCACCTGGCATCAATGGTGTTAGCCAAAAATGTGGCCATTACTGACGGGCGCCCAATGTCAATAGATATAGGCGGCACACTGATGCCGGCTTACGAACTCACAATAGAAATGGCGGCTAGGGCATGACCAAATACGTGGTAGTTAGCAACAAGGTGGGCAACCCAGGTGACGAATTTGTGCCACCGGAAGGTGTGAACGTGGCGGCATTACTTGCCGGCGGTTTCATATCCACCAAAAAAACCCCTAAACCTGATAAAACTAAACAAGACGAAACGGAGCAATAAAACATGGCTACATCAGTTTTTTTATCTAACCTCACAACCCTTACGGTTAATGCGGTTTCATTATTGGATCAGGCAACAAGCGTTACATTTACTAACACCGCGGAGCAATTGGAAAAAACGGCGTTTGGTTCTACATCTCGCGTTTATACCGCTGGGTTGTTTGCTAATGAATGTACGATGACTCTTTATAATTCTTATGCCGCTAGTGAGACTTATCAAACACTTGCCGCATTAGTTGGAACGCAAACAACGGTTGTCGCTGGCGTTACTGACGGTGCCGTAACAAAAACATTTACGTTGACCAATTGTTATCTAGAAACGTTGCCGGTTGTTAACGGTTCGTTGGGTGAGTTGTCAACCGTAGATTTGACCTTTTCCGGTGGAGTGTATTCAGTAGCATAAACACGGCCAACAACCTGGCCCCGACAACAGAAAGTAGCCATGAAAATAAAACTGAAAGTAACACCCAAACCAGGTGTTGAACCACGCGAGGTGACAACCAATCTTTTGGTTATTGCTGAATGGGAACGAAACGAAAACCGAAAAGTATCAGACGGCCGCGGTATCGGTGTATCCGATATGGTTTGTTGGGCATACCACCTTTACAAGATTGCTGGCGATAACTTGCCGGCAACATGGCAAGAATGGTTAAAGCAAAACCCTGACATGGAAATAGAGGCGGTTGATCAAACAGATGTAAACCCTACGGGCGCGGCCATTTCCGATATCAGTTAGCCGCCGTTTTGGTTGCTACAGGGTTTTGGCCGCATGACATACCGTATGACACAAGGGACCTAATTACCGTCATTAGTGTGCTTAGTAAAGCAAACAAAGGAAAATAACGTGGCAGGTGTTGACGTAGATATTTCAGTGGTTGGAATTAAAGACGCGTTGGCGGCCTTAAACAAAATTGATAAAAAAGCGCGCCGCGCAATTACCACAGATTTTAGGGCCATTGTTGACACCGTTATTAGTGATGCCCAAAATGCCGTACCATTTGGTGCGCCAATTTCAGGTTTTGAACGTAACTGGACAACTAAAAGTGGTGCACATTTGTTGCCGTGGGGAATGGTCCAAGACACTGTAGTGGCTGGCGTTAGCGGTAAACGGCCAAAAATGTTTGGTGGTGTACTTACAAATATTGCTACATTTTATTTAAGGTTTACCGGACCTACAGCGGTATTGCTTGACATGTCAGGTAAAGGAAAAGTACCAACCACCCAGGGCACAAACATGGTTAGCGGTTTAACTTCAAAATACGGTTATGCCTCACGTGTTTTATACCCCGCTTACGAACGCCACAAAGATGACGTGGTGGAAAAGGTACAAACACTTGTGGATAAAGTAATGAAACAAGTTTCAGACGAACTAAAGTAGCAACATGGGCGTACTACTACCAATTGTTACCGAATATGACGGCAAAGGGTTAAACAAAGCCCTAAAACAATTTGGGCAACTTGAAGGCGTCAGCGCTAAAACAAATTTTGCGTTACAAAAAGCCGCACTACCAGCCGCCGCCGCAATCGCCGGCATTGGATATGCCCTAGTGGGTGCAACCCAAGCGGCAATGGAAGATCAAGCCGGACAAGCATTATTGGCAAACGCATTAGAAAACACCACCGGAGCCAGCAAAGAACAAGTAAAACAAACCGAAGATTTTATTTCTAAAATGTCGTTGGCGTCCGGTGTTGCTGATGACCAACTACGCCCAGCAATGGCCGCCCTTGCGCGAGGAACTAAAGACGTAAAAGCCGCACAAGATTTAATGAACCTCACGCTAGACATCTCAACCAGCCTTCAAATGGACCAAACCACCGTGGCCGAAGCCCTGGCAAAAGCCCAACAAGGAAATTTTAAAGCCTTAAAAGCGTTGTCACCTGAAATGGCAACAATGATAAAAAACGGTGCAAGCCTTGACGATGTAATGAATGTCCTTGGTGGCACTTTCGGTGGTGCGTCCGCGGCTGCCGCGGCCACCGCTGAAGGTGGCATGAAACGCCTAGGGGTTGCATTAAACGAAACTAAAGAAAGCATAGGCGCCGCACTAATACCAATCATAGAAAAACTAATGCCATACCTCATTGCATTTGGTGATTGGGCACAATCCCACACCGGTGTACTACTAGCCATTGCGGCGTCCATAGGCGTTATAGCCGGCGCCATATTGCTATACAACACCGCTATTGGAATTGCCACATTAGCCAACACATTGTTTGCGTTATCAATGACCGCCGCACAAATAGCAACCGTTGGATTTATGACACTAGGAATAGCCGTTTTAATTGCCGCACTTGTTGCGTTGTATCTCAAATTTGACATAGTAAAAAAGGTTGTTGACACAGTATTTAGTGCAATGCTTACCGCCGGCAAACTTATGGTTAACGGATTAATAACCTATTTTCAAACCTTGTATAACGGTTTCAAAATGATTTTTAATGGAATTGCAACATTGTGGAATAACACCGTTGGCAAACTTAGTTTTACCTTGCCGTCATGGTTACCAGGCATTGGCGGTTTAGGTTTCTCTATGCCACAAATACCAATTTTAGATAACGGCGGCATTGTCTCTAGTCCAACTTTGGCCATGTTGTCAGCCAACAGCCAACCCGAAGCAATCGTGCCATTGAACCGTGCCGGTGGATTAGGTGGCAATTACACGGTAAACGTTAATGGCGGTTTCTCTACCAGCGCCGAAATAGGCACCGCCGTAGTTAACGCATTACGTGCATTTAACCGGCAAAACGGAAGCGCCCAAATTGCAGTAAGTGGCTATTAATGGCCGGCACAAGTGTTGTTGCCGCCGGTAACTACAAATTAGAGATTTCAACCGGTTTTGATTACGGCAGTTTTACCCTTGATGACCCAACACGCGGTTTATTAAACGGAGATTTTCCGTTAGGCCCTGGAACCGATTATGCAGACATAACCGAATATGTTTTAAATGTAACAATTAAACGTGGACGCCAAGACATTGGGGACCAATTCACTTATGGCCAAACACAAATAACATTGAATGACACGGCCGCCGCTGGCGTGTTAGCACCGTTTAATACTGACAGCCCATATTATGACCCAGCAACAGCGCAACCAGGTTTGGCACCATTACGAAAAATACGGTTTGGACGCTACGACATCACAAACACATTGCAATATTTGTTTGTGGGATACGTAATTAACTACAACGTGACTTACCCATTAGGTGCATTATCGCTTGTCAATGTGTCATGTGCTGACGATTTTTATTTATTAGCCCAAACAAGTTTAACAAGTGACTGGAACGTATCCGAAGAATTATCAAGCACCCGAATGTCAGCATTATTAGATTTACCGGAAATTAACTACCCAACCGGTGTGACCCACCGCGACATACAAACCGGCACAACAACCCTAGGTGGTAGTGCCGCCTACACGGTCCCTACCGGTACATCGGTTGCCGTGTATGCCAACAGCATTAATAGCACCGCGGAGCAAGGCCGCGTATTCATTAACCGTGAAGGCGTGTTTACATTTGAACCACGCATAGGTAACACGTTGTCACAATCGGTAGCCGATTTTCACGATGACGGAACCGGCATACCATACGATTTAGTACATATCATTTTTGAGGCTGACCAAGTATGCAACTATGCGGCAGTCACCCACCTGGGTAGCACAACCGCCCAAACCGCCGAAGATGCCGCCAGCCGTGCCCTATACCTCACCCAAACACAAAACATTACGGCAAGCCTTTTGCACAATGATGCCGCCGCGTTAGACCTGGCAAACTACCTTTTGACACCGGAACCCGAAGCACGCTATAGCGAGGTTTCTACTTATATGGCGGCATTGACAAACACCCAACGTGACACGGTGGCCATAGTAGATATTGGGCAAACTATTGCAATCCAAAAAGACATACAAACGGGCACAAACACCTATACCCAATTTGCCCAAGAATTAAGCGTGGAAGGCATAGAACACCAAATAAATTTCCAAACAGGGCACCGCATAACCTATTGGACCCAACCAACCACAATTGTGTATGAACTGATTTTGAATGATGCCACCTACGGAACAATTGACAGCACAAACGTGCTTGGCTGATCTACACTAAAACCATGGCCACTACCCCATATCCATTTGTAGCGTCTCAAGTATTGACGGCAGACCAACTTAATAACATTGCGTTAGTACCAGTAGCAACCAAAACCGTTAGTTACGTTTTGACAGCCGCCGATGCGTCTACCCGTGTAACAATGAATAGCGCAAGTGCTACAACAATTACCGTAAATACCGCGTTGTTTAGTGCTGGCCAATCCGTTTGGCTACAGAATATTGGTACTGGCGTTTGCACCGTTACAGCAGGCACCGCAACAGTTACCACCGCAGGTAGTTTGGCTATGCCACAATATGGTGGTGGCAATCTTTACTTTACTAGCGCAAGTGCAGCAATCTTTTTTCCGTCAGGCGGTGCATCAGTGATAACAAAAGTAGAACGATTTACAGCAAGCGGAACTTTTACACCGCCAACAGGTGTTACTTATGCGGTCGCATATATTCTTGCTGGTGGTGGTGGCGGCGGTTCAAGTTCTGGAACTGGTGGAACTTCATCGGTTGCGTTTGCTGGTGGCACAATTTCTGCTACAGGTGGCTTACCTGCTAACGCTACATCTAGCAGTACTGCGGCATACTTAATTGCTGGCACGGCAAATAGTGGTCAAAGTGCAAAAACGCTTGGTAGTAGTGGTGCATTTTTTCAACTAGCACAAGACGGCGCACTCATTACGGCAGGCGGCGCAGTCACAGCAGGCGTAGGCATAACCGTAACGGTTGGTGCTGGTGGAACAGCAGGTACGCCAAACGGCGCGGCAGGTGGTACAGGATATGTCTACATTACTTACGAGGTATAAAAATTATGGCAACATACGCACAAGTTGAAAACGACATAGTAGTTAATGTGGTTGTGGCAGATGCCGCATGGATTGCGGAACAACCTGGCGAATGGATTGAATACACCGATGCAAACCCGTGCGGCATTGGTTGGGATGTGGAAAATGGTGTTTGTGTTGTACCACCGCCACCGCCTGAACCTTTTACGCCTTAGTTTTGTGTTTGCACTTGTCCTGACAGCGTGCGAAACAACACGAAACAACGCAGGCAAAAAAACTATACGCAACAGCGCATTAATTCAATGCACTACCGCCGACAGATGCGAAGCCGCTAATGGCTAAAGACCGAAGCGAAATAGACTACCTACATGCCCGAATGGTTGTATTTGTAGCCTGCACAATCGCAATAACTTTCGCAGTAACCGTTATAGGTTTTGTGTATTTTTTGGGGTTTATAGAACAACCCGTGGAGCAATCCGCAAATGATGCCGCCTTTATAGATATTTTAAAAACGCTTAGTATTTTTATGACAGGCACATTAAGCGGATTAGTTGCCGCTAACGGATTGAAAAGAAAACCTGATGACAACACAATTACCAGCCAACCTTAAAGTAATAAACTCACGTGCCTATACGGGTAACAGTGACCCAGCCAATAAACCACGTGCCGGCATGGACGAATTTATACGGCAAGCAATACGCATAGGTGCCGGCGCATTTTTTAATTTAGGTTCATGGGGACAACGAAATATGCGTGGCAGTGAAACCGAAATAAGCGTGCATGCATGTGGCCGCGCCGTTGATTTGGGATACACAAAAGATGATAAACACCCAAATGCAAACCGTAAAGGCACCACCGCGTTTATAGAAACATGTGTGGCTAACGCAAACATTTTGGGCATTGAATGTGTATTAGATTATTTCCCACAAAGTTTTGGCCGCGGCTGGCGTTGCGACCGGCAAGGTTGGCAGAAATATACCAAGGCAACAATTCATGGTGCCCCTGGCGGTTTGTGGTACCACGTGGAAATAAACCCACACATGGCAGATAACCCAAACGCCGTAAAACAAGCATTTGAAAAGGTTTGGCCAGTAATCCCCAACTAAGCAACACGCCTGCCCTAATATCGGAATACCGACAAAAGGAATAAAACATGGCTGATGCAAAAACCTACATTTATGAGGTATTTACTACCACGCTTGACAATGGCGTAGGCACGGACGGTGGCCAACAAGCCATGGTGCAAATTTTCCGTGATCCGGACAACGGCAAAGTTTTACATTCTCAATTAGCGTTTAGAAATTCTTATGGCACCTGGGGTATCCCCTACCAATTGGAGCAAAAATGACCGCATTAACAACCAAAATAGCGTTAAGCCTAATATGTGCCCTAAGTGCCGTTGGGTTCGCCTGGAGCCTTCCTAACGCGTCTCACAAGGCACAGCAAACCGCCTTGGCGCCAATAGTCACATTGGCACGCAAATTACCTACAACCACATTGGCACCCATAAAAGTAACTAGTTGTACGCAAGCCGGCGTTATTGCGGCTACAACCGGTTGGAACCAAGAACAGCAAGTGCGTGCCATGATGATTGCCGCACGCGAAAGCCGATGTAATCAAGATGCGTTTAATGCGTTTGACAGTAACGGTGGCAGTGCTGGAATTTATCAAATAAATTATTTTTGGTGCAAACCTTCCGCATACTGGCCACAAGGTTGGTTACAAGCGCAAGGCATATTGACAACATGCAAACAATTATTTGACCCATGGATAAACACGCGTGCCGCTTACGCAATACAACAAAACAACGGTTGGGCACCCTGGGGCATGTAATGGAAAATCCATACACCGACAACACAATAAGCGAGGAAACCCGACTAATGATAATGAAAGATAACCACCCAGCGCACCGCATAGGTGCCGTAATGAATAACCTCATTGACGAAATAACTAGACCCAATCATATTAAACCAAAAGTGCGTGACCACGGCCATTTACTTGATGAATTAGACATACTTTACGAAGCACACATGGCACGTGGAACGCAAAAAGACATTTGGGAAGCGTCAATGATTAAAGCCGCCATAAATGTTATTTCTACGCTGTAAAAAATGCGATGAAATAATGCATGGCACACGCCATAAAACAAACCCAACCAAAATATTGTGGTGCCACCCAGGATTAAAAGCCTGCAAAAAAGTTAAACCAATAAAGGTAAAACCATGAAATACCAATTAACAAAACTTGAAATAGAAAACGTACAAAATATGGTGCGTTTAAAGTTTAATGAAAGCCGCCACAAAGGGTTTAAACATAAATGGGTAGGTAAACAAACATTTACAGACGCGCCAACCTTGACCGGTTTTGCCGCTGAACAGGCTTGGGCGTCAATGCATGGCGCCAAATATTCGTTTAGGCCATACAACAAAACCAATGACGATGTTTTGGGATATCAAATACGCGCTACACGCCACCAAAACGGTTGTTTACTTACCCACGATGATGACAATGACGGTTATTACCTATTTGCTACCGTTTCGCTTGATTTCATGGTCACATTTAAAGGCTGGCAAGAATTACGGTATTGTAATTTGCCTTACGCCTGGGCATCAGATATGCCACACCCTTGCTATAAAACCTCTACAGACCGATTACTACCCATGGATATGTTGCCGGCTACAGACGCATTGATACAACACCGGCGTGCTATGGTGGCATCAGTAAGTTAATAAACCGACAAACAAAGGAAACCCGACAATGCAAGAAAAAGTAGAAACGCCAAACACCCAACTACAAAAAGTGACATTGTTAGTAGCAATGCACGATTATGACGCGGACGATTTAGACGCCGGCGAATGGCTATTAAACGTGTTGTTTACATGTTCAGACAAAGAAAACACACACGGCCATTACGGTGCAAAAGAATTGACAAGAGTTATGCAAGTGTTAAACGTAGAAAATTGCGATGTGGTGATATCAAATGGCCTTTAATCTTGACAACTACATAGATGTGCCAACCCGTTTGCTTGAAGCATTAAAACGGTGGCCTGATCTACGCATACAAGAAACGGCTAGTGAAATGGTTACAATGCCGGACGGTTCATATTTTTACCGTTGCACCGTTTCAGTGTGGCGCGATGAAAAAGACCCAATACCTGCAATTGCTACAGCCGCCGAACCATACCCAGGTAAAACGCCCTACACAAAAAACAGCGAATTTATGGTGGGAATGACCAGCGCGTTAGGACGTGCATTGGGTTATATGGGTTGTGGTTCCGCTAAAAGCATTGCCAGCCGCAACGAAATAGAGGCACGTTTAGATCAACCAGCATCCACCTTTAATGTGCGGTTTGCTAGCCCTAAAAGCATTGCATATTTAAAATCATTGGCTAGGGGTGCTGAATATGACGACCAAGGCACATTGGCATATATTCAACACATTTTGGGTGTTGACGATGTGATCATAGAAACGCTTACACAAGATCAAGCAACACGCGTCATAGAGGCATTAAAAAACAATGAATAAAACAGCATGGTTAGCAATCACATTTATGTTGTTGTTAGCCGTGTTATTGTCGCGCACCGATAAATAAAAACCCATTAGACCGTTCACCGTTCGCATGGTGTGGGGTTAATCCACGGGAACGTGGTTTGATTGGCGCGTACCGGCACATGCAACACGAAATGGGTTGGTCAAAGCGTCAAGGCGAGGCAGTAACAACATGTCATAGATAAGCAATGGGAACGGGTTAGGGCAACCCCGTGGGTGGGCATACTTGCACTAGGTTTTCAAACAACAACTACAGTTACATAAAA